AGAATCTTTAAGGAATAGCGAGAGATTTAAACGAGCAAGTGATGACAAAAAGAAGGCTATGGAAAAAGATGTTACAAAAAAATACGCATCAGAGAGAACTCGACTTGCGAGATTTGAAAAGGCATCTAATTTTGCACAAGCAGGGATTAATATAGCAACAGCAATAACAAAAGTATTGCCAAATGTCTTATTAGCAAGTCTTATAGGTGCTATGGGGGCAGTTCAGTTGGGTGCGATTGCATCAACGCCAATACCCAAGTTTTCTCGTGGTGGTTTTGTAGGTGGTCGAAGACACTCTCAAGGTGGCACTATGATTGAAGCCGAAAGAGGGGAATTTGTAATGTCAAGACAGGCTGTTCAGGCTATAGGAATTGAGAATATGAACAAAATTAATCAAGGTCAAGGAGCATCCCCTGTAAACATATCCTTTAATGGCAATGTGATGAGCCAAGACTTTATAGAAGATGAAGCAATTCCAATGATTAAAGAAGCCATCAGACGAGGTGCTGATATAGGAGTTAGTTAATGCCATTTCAAGATGACATAAGAGGAAAGAATATTCAAGTATTCCCAGTAATTAGAATAGGGGATGACACTTTCACTACTGATGCCCCTGATGAAGGACACTACCAATATTATTCTACAAATAATGTAAGTATTGTTGAAAAGTGGGGTCTTGGAAGTGCAAAAAGGGATGTTTATTGTAAACCTATTTTAATGAATATCCCTTCAATTAAACAGTCAGTTGATATTGAGAGTAGGAAATTTAAGATAGGGAATGTAACCCTTGAATTTAACAACTTTCTTGTAGATGGGGTTAGATTCTCTGACCAATTATCAGAATCATCTTTAATTAATAGAGAAGTTTCTATTTATCTCAAAACTGTATCTACATTTGAAATCCCATCAGGCAATCTAAATCTTTTTTATGGGGCTTCAGAAGAGGTAGACCCTGATGATTTTGACAGAGATTTCCTTTTAAGGGTATATCAAGGGCAAATAAGAAGAATATCCCACGATGATGAGAAGGTTAAGATTGAACTTGAAGATTTAACAGAGCAAAAGACTCATAGGGATTTACCTTTAACTGAATACTCTGATGGGACTAAAGGGTATTTGGGGGATGGTAATAATATACAGGACAAATATAAGAATAAACCCATACCTATTGTTTATGGGGAGGTTGATAAAAGCCCCTGTGTATTAGAATCTTCTGCAGAAGGACAGAATATTATCCCTGATTTTAGGAGTATTTCTGAATTTAATGAAGATTCCCCTCTTTATATACAGGCAAACAATTCTTATCTAAAAGTAAAGAGGTTTTTGGATTATACAAATAGTAGTTCTTTTGGGGAATTAGACATATTTAATGACTATGAATCCCCATCCTTTAGTGATATCCAATATACAGTAGAGAGTGATAGCATTATATTGACAAGCAAAAGTGTTAATGGGGATGGAATATCTGCTTGGGGGAAATTTAACACCCTTTTATGTGAGTATAGAGGCTCTCCTACTTCTTGGAGAATATGGGGGCTTAATAATGGTTCTTTTATCAGCCTATTAACTGATGATGATAACCCATCGTTTGCTATTGATGGCGATAGCAATACAGTATGCGTATTAGATGACAATACTATTATATCAGAATGGGAAGCCCCAACTTTTGACCAATCGTATGTAACTACTCCAATAATGGGGATGGTAATAGATTCCATCTCAAACTCTATCTCAAACCATTTATCACAAGTAAGGACAGTTTATATAAATGGGACTGCTCATTATTTCTTAGCATTTAGTATTAATGATGAAGTTATTACAGGGGCTTCAGTAGTCCCAAGAATAGTATTAGTTAGAACAGATGACATAAAGAATGAAGTTGATGGGGCTTTTGGTAATGACCCTGTGATGATAGTAGAAGATGACTTTTTTATAAACCTTGATGCTTCAAGACATCCAAATGATGCCCCTATAAAAATAGATGTATCAGGAAATCAAACTCACGAAGTTTTTACATTAAACAAGACAGGTAAAAATGATAACACTATATCATTCACATTATATGCGTTTAGAGGGAACAATGGGGCTGACTTAGGGAACGATATAGATGGCGAAATATATGGAGAGTTTAATGATATCGAAGTAAGGGTTTTTATATTCCCTAAAGAAATATTCAAGGAAGATTTTTATGTAAATGTAAATGGCAGGGTAAACACATCTGATGACCACCCTGAACTTGATAATGATGAATTTATTAAAAATCCTATTGATATTATTTATGATATTTTAAGAAGTGAATTGGGTTTATCTGAAACCCAAATAAATGAGGCTGACTACATAGAAGCAAGAGATGCCCATAGTGAGTGGGAATTTGGATTTACTATAAATAAAAAAACAGGTTCTAAAAAACTAATAGAAGATATTGCTAAATCCACCAAGTGTTTCCCCAAGTTCAAGAACGATGGCACATTTGGGTTTAACACAATCAAAGATTCATATACAGTTATTGGAGAGGATTCAGATTATAATACTGCTACTGAAATAAAAGAATCTGAAGTTATAAAATATTCGTTTAAAAAGACAAAACCTGAACAAATTTACAAAAAAGTAGATGTCCAATATAAAAAAGACTACGCACAGGATTCATTCTTAAAAAGAACAGATACTATTGGTGATAATACAGATAGTTATTATGGGATTAGCGAAGATGAAGCCATATTGGAATTTGAATCGCCTTACATAAGGCACGATGAAACTGCTGATAATTTGAGAGATTTTATTGAAGCACAATATAGGAATAACCACCTTATATTCAACCTTAAACTCCCTTTACAATACATAGAATTAGAGATTGGGGATTTGGTTAAGTTTAGAGATTTGTTCAATGGGGTAAAGGCTTATGGTATTGATTACAGAGCAATAGATGAGCCTAATGGACAAGTTTACTATCCTTTGTTTATGATTACCTCTACCAAAAAGAATTTAGATTCAGTAGAAATTGAGTGTATGCAACTACATCATTTAAGTGGAAGCATTGAGGGCGATTTAGATGCTAACACAGGTTGGTATGATTATAATGGTTTGTTTAATTTTCCTGACCACACTCCTGTAATTGCCACACAAGTGGATGAAGAAATAGATACTGATGATTTTATTGCTTATAGTGGAGATGATATTCAAATAAGTGGTAATGTAACATCTGTTTATGGTAGTCAAATATCAGTTGGGGTTATTGATGATTATGATTATTCAGGGTTATTGGGTGATGCCAATCACTTTACAGTAGAAGGGTTGGATTTTGAGCCACAGCCTGAATTTGGATTAGATAATATTGTGATGATAACTCATCTTTATAATGAAAATTCTGAATACCAAAACTCATTCACAATTAGGTCAAAGCAGGAGATAGACCATGATGGAGATGGAATTGCTGATGACTTAAATATAATACCCTCTAACTTTACAGTTGAAGAAGGACAGCAAGTAACATTCACATTATCCTCATATACTGTTCCTGAAGAATCTGAATCAACTCCTATTGGTAATGTAAATTTTGATTCAGTAGTAAATATCTTAGATGTGGTTCTTTTGGTAAGTTTTATAATGGGAACGCAAGAGCCTACAGATGAACAAGAATTTGAAGGTGATATTAATGGTGATGGTGGCATAAATGTTTTGGATATAGTTCATGTTGTAGATAGAATTATAGAGGGTTAGATGATAACTTATGGTAATGGCGAAGTAATCGCAGAAGAAAACATACAAGCCTTTGATATACGATTCAAAGGGAATATAAGCATCACTCCTGAACAGGATAATTGGGTTATACAGTCTAAAGGCAATCGTATTATTGGGATTAATATGAGCCAAACCTCTCAACCTTTACTATTTACTTATAAGGGTGAGTTGAGGTTATTATCTGCCAAAATCGTTAAAGATAATGAATTAAAAAGGTCGAGAATCACTCTACAAGGTGTGGACTTTTGGGAATTAGATAGAGAGAATTGGGAAGATGATGGCTCTCTATGGGGTACTCGTAATGGTACTTATTTGGTTGGTTCAAGGCAAAGGCGAACCACTATTAAGAATTTAGAAAATGGTGTATCTAAAGCACCTAAAAGGAGTTATTAATGCAGAATGTAGGCACACCAAGATTTTATGTAGATATATTGCAGTGGTTGAAAAGTCAAGGACTATTGTCATTAAACGCTTCATCATTTACAAATGATAATTTAATGGATTTGATTGGGGTAAACCCATCTGAGCAATTAACCTTTACAGGGGGGGATGGATGGAAGGATGTTATAAGATTTAACACATCATCGCCATTAAAAGATTTAATGCCAAATGATAAAAACTTTGCTATGTATTTAGGGCATAACCTTAAAACTGCTAATGCAAAAGTATATATACAGGAGGGAGAGGGAACAGTAAACCCAGAAGAAGTGGCATCAACATATTCTTCAGTAGCACAAGGATTGTTGGTAAATTATAATAACGCTAATGATGTAGATTATGATGGATTCTCAATAAGTATAGGGAATGATGCTGACGATATGCAGACAGATTTATTGCAATTTAGATTTGATAATGTCGAATCTACTGAAAACGACACTGTTGATTACCCAACCCCAATCAAAATGGGTTCTTTATTATATGGCACTTACTATGATATGCCACACTCTCCTGATTTAAATCTTAAATTAAGATATGAGTATGATGGTGTAAAAACAGTACAGACTAAAGGTGGTGCTACCTTATCCAATGCCTTATACACTAAACCTGCTGATTGGGGTGATATTGGTGCATGGCAATTAGGAACTACAGAAACTCCTAACCCTTCTAATTTTCGTACAGGTCGTAGAGTATGGGATTTATCTTTTTCTTACTTGAATGATAGTGATATTATGCCCAACTTGGGAGTGCAGAATTATGAGGTAGGGGAAACTGCAGAAGATATTTTAGATGGTACTGACTTTTTCTCACAAGTATGGAATCGCACAATAGGTGGACATTTGCCTTTTATATTTAATCCAAGTGGAGGTGGTACTTCACCTAACAACAATCCTGACCAATTTGCTATATGTAGATTTGATATGGATTCATTACAGTACGATCAAGTAGCAAATAATGTATATAATGTGAAATTAAGAATTAGAGAGGTGTGGTAAAGAATTGGGGACTTGATGTTCGGTTTGTTGATAGGGTTGCTATTCGGAGTATTCAACAGGTTGGATGACAACAAGCCCCCTTGCCCAAGATATTGCTCAGTAGAACATGAGCATATTATAGAGTCATTGCCTCAAGAAGACCTTTTGGAAGTATGTAATAAGGCTTGTTGTTATCATGGTAATGACCTATCTCACAATCATCAAGAACCTCATTAATTCTATCCAATGAAAGCAAGTATGGAGTTTTTGTTCCACAATCATAAAAATAAAACCATACCTTTTGGAATTTATCCCAATACCTATAGCAATCAACATCACACATCTTTAATTTTAGGGTATTTCTAAAACCTTTACATTCAAGAAATATGGCTTCACTTCTAAATACAATAAAGTCAGGCATTCCCCTTAAATACTCATTTATTTTTACAAAGTCTGAAAGTCCTACCTTTTCCCTGCAATCAAAACCAGTTCTTTCATATTTAATATCATGCTTTTCAAGATAAGATACGCAGGCATCATCTGCTAAATCTATTCCTGTTTTATTTCTCTCTTCAAATGCTTCTGTATGATTCATTCTTCAAGCTCCCTTTTTGCTTTTAATTTAACAATTTCTTTTTGGTAATCATTAATAAGGTTAAAGTCTTGGATCCAGTCATCTAACCTCATCAAGACAAAAGTTTCTCCTCTATCTTCCTTAATGATTTGTAAATCGACTTCTTCGCTTGGCTTGATATAGCTTGGAAGTTTGTTACGAACCTTTGCTTGTATTTTGATATTCTCTGCTGCGAGAATATCCACTTCCTCATGCCAACCCATGCTTCTACCATTACTACCCCAAGCACGACGAGCAGGGATGCCAAAAGTTTCAAGGTATTTAACAAGTAGTCTTTCAAACCTATTCCCCTTATCTTTACTTTTATTTGCCACTTTCTCTCTCAATCAACATATTTAAGTAGAATTGAGCCTTCTGTAAATCCTCTACTCCACCTTTAAGTTCATGGCGAGTGACATACTTTATAATATTGCCTTGCAGATAATCCATGTCCCATGCATTGATATAATCAATACATTCTATCCTGCCTTTAGTATAATGTGGAGGGTGGTTTACTGCATCCATCTTAAATACCTTTTATTTTGTGTATATAAACTTCCAAATTCTTCTTTCATTGCACACATATTACATACCTTCCTAATTTCAAAATTATTGAGTAATTTTATAATGGCAGGATGAGGGAACAATTCCCACTTAGGGGCATACTTTTTACTCTTACTGCATAGTTCGCATACAAAGTGATGTTTACCCTCTATTAATTTAATTCTATTAAGCATCATTGAAATCAGGATCGACTTCCTTAATATCTTCCATCTTGCCACCAATTTCTAAATATCTATTCTGAATCACATCAATCAAGCTATCTGTAATTAATGCTCCTGTAAATTTAGAGTGGTAACCTGCACCTACTTTATAATAGTGCCTTAATAACATTCTGTATGATGATAAAACCTTATGCTTTGCTGTCCTGCTCATGGATTAGTTCCAGTTCATTTTTATAAAAACTCAATTGTTTTGCAAGTTCTCTGTTATTTGCCTGTAGCAACTCTACCTTTTCCTTTAAACAATAACTACAACCTATAGTAATTTCACAGCTTTGACATTCTTTACAAAACATATATCTTCCTTTAATTTAACAAATAATGTGTGTTATATCACTAATCTTTTTTTAATAATTCACTTGTTTTCTCATCAAGGGATTGCCCTATTTCACGAGTTTCTTCCAAAGCCATATCTAATGCCTTTAAAACTCTTTTCTCATCCCAATTGGGCAGCAATGCTCTAAACCTTTTCTGTATGAATCTTTGCAGGAACTCTTCAAACTTTCTGTAGTAGTATCTTTTCCCATTCTTATATATATACTCATCATCAGCGTCAGGAGGAGCAGTAATTAAAATCCATTGATATTCATCTTTAGTGACTATACATCTTCTGTTTCCAGTTTGTTGATCTAATGAAATTATCTTATCTAATACTTTAATCATTTAATTCCTTATCATGTAGTTCTTGGTGTTGCCTTGCCGCATCATGCATTCCTAATTCTTCATAAAAATATATAAAATGCTTATGGAATCTTTTAGAGTCCCATTCTCCACTTTTAAGTTTACTTGTAGCAAATGATAATTGCTTTATAAACATTTTAAATTCTGCATAGTGGTCTTCACTCATCTTTTATAGGATATTTCTTATTACACTTATCACATACATATATATCATCTTCTCTTTTAAATGCCACTACACTCTCTCCACACACCTCACAACCCTTTACCAATT